GCCGCTCTCAAGGAGAAGGATGGTCGCATTTCCGATCTTGAAAAGGATCTGAAGACCGAGAAAGACACTGTTGCCAAGGCCAACACCGCCAAGGAGGATGCCGAAAGCAAGTTGCAAAGCCTTCAGACCAAGTTCGACGAGTTCAAGAACGAGGTAGGCGAACACTCGTCCACACAGGTCAAATCTGAGGCAGGTCCTATCACCAGTACCTCAATGTATGAATCTATCAAATCACTTCTCTAACATGGCAAAGACAAATGCACAGACCTTGATGACTCCTGATGAAATGAGGGAGCGCATCACGCCGGAGATTCTTGAAACTTCGGCAGCTACTTACCAGCGTCAGCTTATAATCATGCCTCTTGAGATTCTAAAGGAAGAGACTCTCAAGTACATCACTCTTGTCCCTGGTGTCCGCAACAGCGTCACTTTCGGTGAACTCACCGGCGATGCTCAGCTCGGTCCTTGGTCACGTGAACGTAAGGAGGATGCTTACTATCATATTGACGGACGTACACTCCAGGTGTATCCTGGCAACTGTACTTACGACTTCGACCCGATGGAAGTGTTCAACTCCATCTACGGATCTCATATCATCAACGGCGATCTTCCTAACGAGATGCAGCTTGCCCGTGAACTTCTCACGCTTTTTGCCGCCAAGATTGGTTCTCACCTTAATGATCATGTGTTCAATGCTAAACGCAATGTCAGCGGAACAAAGACCGTGGACTTGTTCGATGGCTTCGACACCATTATCAATAAGGAAATCGAAGCTGGCAAGATCAGTGCTGATAATGGCAACCTCTTCACCTTTGGCGAAAAACTCACGAAGACTAACACCGTTGACGCTCTGAAGGCTTTCTATGATTCTGCAGACAAGCAGTTGAAAGCTATCGATACCTATATGTATCTCGATCCTGCGATTTACAATATGTATCTTGAGGACTATCAGGCACGCAATGGCTCTCTTCCTTACAACACCGATTACAAGAAACTCACCATCGAGAACTCCTTCGGCAAGTGCAAATTCGCTCCGCTCAGCAATCTTGCAGGGTCTGGCACTGTCAAGATTTCTGTCAAGCAGAACTTCCTGCTCGGTACGGACATCAACTCTCAGGAAAACCAGGCACGTGTCAAGGAGTACAAGCCATGGGTGTTCACTTTCCTCTTCGCTGGAGTGTATGGAGCCCAGATACGCACGCTGTCCAAGGAGCGATTCCATGTCGGTAAACTTACTCTCTAATCTCTAACATGTATAAATTATGAATAGTGATTGCACATCAAAAACATTATACCAGTCGGTGACGGCTTGCCCTGGCCAAAAAGCCAAACCAGGCATACGCCGACGCATCTTCTATGTACCGAAGATTGGTATTGCGGTATGGCCTGTACTGAATGATGTAGGGGAAACCTCTGCTACCATGGGTGACCTTGCGAAATACAAGGGAGACTTTTCCCTTGCTGACGGTACCTTCTTCCAAAGTCTCGACCTGAAGCCAGAAGCTTCCAATGTCACTTTCGAGACTGTGGGTGAACGCGGCTCTGAGCTCTTCAACAATCAGCTCAATGCAATCTTTGCCGGACAGCCGGATGCTCTCAAGGGTTTCGCTCGCCAGGCAGTGAGTGACGATATCGTCTATATCGTACAGCAGAAGGACGGCTCGTTCGTAGTCGTAGGTAATGAAGCTTTCGAGACCAAGACCGCTCCATCGGGCGACACAGGTGCGGAATCCACAGGTTCTACCACCTCTACATTCGCCATCAACTGCTATGACGAATGCCCAATACCTACGTACGTGGGTAAACTGCAAATCTCAGAAACTGAGCAGTACGACTGCGCAACCGGTAAGGTGGAGAAAATCTCCGCTTAGAGTTCTTTATGCCATTCTTATAACGTCGGAGGCCGGCTGCGAATGCCAGCCTTCGATTTTTAATTTGTATAGCTATGACACAACTTCTATTTCAGAAAATATACGTATTCCTGAAGAATGAACATCCGTCCGAGGACGAGATTATTGATGGTGCGACTCTTATGCTCAGGGTGGCTCCTGGCCGTTATCGTTCGCTTTACAATTCGGCCGTAAGAAGACCGCAGGCATTCTTGCCATGGGTCAGATCAGAACTTCAGAAACATTATGATATCCATAAACGGGGATTGAAGCGTGAAGATGTAGAACAGTACAACAAGGAAACTGTAGAAGCAGTCTCTCAGACTCTTTCCAAATCTCCTGAAGGAATTGATCCTGAAGATGAGGACGCTGCCATCCCCGTAGATGGCGTTCGTGGCAAACGAGAGGATCATGATTCGTTGCCGGAAGAAATCAAGGCTCTTTGGGACAAAAATGCCGAGCGATGGAAAAAGATGCGAAGTCTCCACATGCAGTTGTCCATTATGGTCAGCAAGCCTGACTATGAGCCATGTGATGGAAATGAACTCTGTTTTCTTTTACGTCAAGCTGATACTGATATCAGGAATGACTATGCCATCTATGACAGTTATGAACTGGAACCTGGCACATCTGCTGACGACAATGCAGAGAATGCCGGAGATGTGGTGACAGACAACGTAAAGGTCATCCAGAAGTGCCGTGCAGCTATCACTCGCAACGATCCTACAGAAGAGCAGCTTGCCAAGGTGCAGGAAGCGGTAAACACTCTCGTTGCGCTGAAACAGTCATTCAAGCCGGGTACTCTTGAGAGGCTCAAGGCTGCCGGCATCAGCATTCCTGCCATCTGACCATGTCCGCAGGTATCGATATCAATTCTTTTTCTGAGACCTGTCCAAGATACTTCCATACAAGCTTATTTTGGACAGGGACTTCATACGCTCAGCCTTCTCCGCTGGCTGTTGCCCCAGACGGGGTCTGCAGATGTGTTCTTGAGCAGTTATTCCACGAGCGAACCTTTCCTTAACGGTTTTCATATCTTGAAACGGAAACGGCTGGTAAGGAAATCTATGATACTGCTCGACCAGAGAGCTGCACGCAAGACAATTCAACTGGAAAGGCTGCTTTCAGAAGCGTTTGACAACGTGTTCCTGGGACAGAACCACTCTAAAATCCTGCTCATCCGTAACAGTAACTTCAGTGTTTCTGTCGTTACGTCGCAAAACCAGACATACGGCGGCAGGGCGGAAAGCACAATAATCACAACAGACAAAGCCGTGTTTGACGTTCTTATGGCACAATTCGTCAGTATCTGTGGCGATGGTGCGGTGGAACTGGATATTAAAAATGGACAAGGAATTATTACCGAAAATCGAAGAATTGGCATCCCTGATGATGACTCCACAGCAGATTGGAGACCTTTTGGACTTGAGTGGTGACCAAGTTGCCATGATGTCAAATCGATTCTGCCCTGTCGGCAAAATGTACCGCAAGGTCCTTGCCCAGCAGGCGAGAGGACTTCACCGGCAGACTTTGAAGCTCGCACAGGTAGGTTCTCCTACCGCCACAGACGAGGCTAACAAGTATCTGCGCGATGCGCTCATTGCCATAGATTACTGATGATATGAGATTCCCTATTGATAAATATGCTGACAATCTGATGCTCTCTGTTGATGAACTGAGGGCAAAAAAGGTGGATGAACAATCGATAAACCGGATCATCCGTCTCAGGGATGTGTACAATTATATGCTGCGTACTCCTATGAAGAAGGATAAGGAGTATGTGGACTATATAATGGCACAATATAAAGGTCCTGGCGGGGAAGAACTGAAACGACGAACGGCATATGAAGATCTGGAAATCTTGCATGCTGTAGTCGGCAATCTCCAGAACTGCTCCAAGGAATGGCACCGATGGCGCTTCAACAACATGATCATGGAAGGATATGCCATTGCCATGCGGACGAATGATGCCAATGCCATTGCCAAGCTGGCTCAGCAATATGGCAAATACAATCAGCTCGACAAGGCTGATGAACGCGACTGCGGATATGAAGCCATCCCTCGTATCGTATTCACCTTTGATGTGTCGGTATTGGGCTTCACTCCTATTCCTAACGTCAGGCGCGTCATTGACGAAACTATTGCACGCTACTCGCACTCACGTCTTAATGATATTGCTGAAGATGCAGAGATACTTGAGATAACGGAAGCTTCTAAAGAATTACCAATCGAAAAAAGAACTACAGATGGATAGCCTGCAACAATATGCTAACAGGGCGCAAGCCTATTCCCTGGCCATGATGACCAAGAACATGACCATCGTGGGCGGTCGCGGTATCGGCAAGGGTCTTATCTGTGCCTCTATCCTGCGTCGCAATCATGAGGGGATGCCCGGAAGTAATACCGCTCTTGTCGGTCCTAACTCCAAGCGCATGTGGACGAACATCATTCCGTCCTGGGACACTCACCTTCGAAGGTGGGGATTCGTGGAAAACGTACATTATGCCTGGGGAAAGAAGCCGGCCAAGGCATGGGGATGGAAGGATCCCGTCATCAAGCCCATGAACTGGGAAAACACTCTGTCGTTCTATAACGGAGCCTATGCCACTATTATCAGTCAGGACCGCAAGGGCACGTCAAACTCCCAGTCTTTTGATTTCCTGCTCATCGACGAGGCTAAGTTCATCGACTTCGAGCAGCTGAAGGACGAGACCATTCCTGCCAATCGTGGTAACGGAAACCTCTTCGGCAAACTCTATTACCATCATGGCATAGCCAAGTTCTCTGACATGCCCACTACGAAGAAGGGCTCGTGGTTCCTGAACGACCGGGAGAAGTGTGACGACGAAAAGGTGCAGATGCTCGAGAGTCTCCTCGCTTCGTATATGGAACTGCGCAATGGGATATACTCCAAGATCGAACGGAGGGAGCGTCCTACCAAGGAAGATATGTTCTATCTCCGCAAAATGTCAAAGGCCATCAATATGCTGCGTGCCGACACTTACCTCTACAAGGAATTCTCTTCCATCGAGAATCTTGAAATCCTGGGTGAGGACTTCATCGCACAGTGTTACCGTGACATGCCGTCAGCCACTTTCCGTACTACTATCATGTGCAAGAGGGTGGAACATTCCGAGGATTCCTTCTACAACGGCAAGACGGATGCCAATCTCTATACCGCCGTCGATAAGACGTACATCGACTCTCTCGGGTATGACATGGGCAAGCTGAGCCATGTGGATTGCCGTACCGATTCCGACATAGACAAGAGCGCGCCTCTCTGGGTGGCATTCGATGCCAATGCCAATATCAACTGGGGAGTGGTGGGACAGCCTGGCGTGGATATGCAGCTGAGGATCCTTAAAAGCTTCTTCGTGAAATATGATGCGCGTCTGCCGGAACTCGTGGACAATATCTGCGAGTACTATTCTCCGCTCCGACGGAAAGAGATAGTGTTCGCCTTCGACTCTACGTTCGTGGGTAACGACTATGGAGTCAGCTCGCATGATTTCCATACCATCATTACCAGATGCTTTGAAAAGCACGGGTGGATAGTCCATGAGAAGTATATCGGCAAACCGTGGTTCCATCCCGTGAAGCAGAACCTTATCAACGGTATGTTCCGTGGCAAGGGCATCTATCATATCCTTATCAATGAACCTAACAATCCTGACCTCTTGGTGTCCATTGATTCCGCCATGACCGTGAACGGCACCAACCAGAAGGACAAGACTGGCGAGAAGGTGCGTGAAACGGAAGAAAACAGACTTGAAGGCAGAACTGACGGCTCTGACGCTTTTGACACCCTATGCATTGCCGTCGAGACGGAAAGGTCTCCAGTCATTGTTGGCGGAGGCGGTGGCGGTTTCTGTTAGGGAATATGCGCTTTGTTTCTCTCATAATGATATATAAATACTGGCAGGTGGTCGCAGTGATGCGGTCGCCTGCCTTCCTTTTTGTGTAATTACATCGTGGATAAGCCTGACTGGGAATGCCTCGCAGTGCGCTGGTATAGTGCCAAGGGTGGGAAAAACTGCTGACAACGCCCTGCTGACCGCCAACGGGGCTTTACATATTCCGATGAAGCGGGCGGGAGTAATTACGGTTCGGGCGTAGGGCGGTGCAGGGGTCGTTTCGTACATGCTTCTTTGCAAATCCAAAGAAGCAAAGATTTTCTCGTTGGAAGTCAGATATTTAGATGTATGCGGGCGTGCACAAGGTTTTTCTGCCGTTTTCTCTGTAATTGCTCTTTTTTTGTCGTATTTTGGTGTGCGATATATATATATTACTTTTGTCTCGAAAACATACGGTGTAGAATAAACCATAATTTAGTTTTATTGGTTGTAGTTAGTAAGGTAATAGATTTTTTTTGATCATTACTTGACAGTAGTATTACTCTATTCGAAGCCTCCTGTAGTGATACACGAGGCTTTTGCTTTCTATGCCTGTACTCTCTCACGTTTTACTGATAAATACATTCCGGTTATGATAAAAATTCGAAAAGGCAAAGACATAATCTTCAGATGGGCAATCCAGACAAACGGGCTTCCTCTGCCGTTGTCGGGACGCCGCCTGACGCTCGAAATCGTGGATCCTTATGGAAGCAGGATAAAAGTCAATTATGAAACGGACGGAAATTGCCTGATTTTCAAGTTCCGCGGGATAGAGCACAGAAGGACAGGCGTTCAATGCATCACGCTTTGGGAAAACAAGGATGAAGAGGGGCAGACGGCGGTGGATATGTCTGAAGCTTTTGAACTCGTTTCCACAACAGATAAAGAATTACTTATATGAATAGCATGGCAACAACAGGCTCTCGCAATGACAGCCCTGATGAGGTGCACGTCAACCTCAGTTCCGGGAATCTCTCCATAGGGACGGTATCGCTCGGATGCAGCAACATCGCAACCGCGATACAGTCCGGTTTCACGGTAAGGGACATACCGAAGGGAGAATATGACCTTGAAGACGAATATCCAAACTTATAAACATTAACAAACATGGCACAGACAAAAGTATTAGACAGCGCAGGATTGCAGACGCTTGTATCAGCAATCAAGAATGGTGACTTGAAGGTAGGCGAGGTAAAGACAGGCGGTAAGGTTCCAGCTTCGACCCTCGATGGTATCATCCCTATGAAGAACATGCCGAAGGGCGCACTGGAACGTCTCGTCATCGTCGCTGACGACCAGGCACGCTTCGCTCTCACCACGGAACAGGTGCAGCTCGGTGACACCGTAAAGGTGACTGCCACAGGCAGAATGTACTTCGTCATGGACGAGAGCAAGCTGAGTACCGCAGAAGGCTATGAGGTATATACCACCGGCACGGCATCCGAAGCGGAGCACGCATCAAGGGCTGACTATGCCACATCGGCAGGTTCGGCAGACAAAGCCACAAAGGACTCAGCTGGCAACACCATCACGACGACTTACGCAAAGACATCTGCCGTCGCAACCAAGGCGCAGGGAACAAAAGCAGACACCGCAGTACAGAGCGTGAAAATCAACGGCAACGATACTGAGCTGAAATCAGGCACGGCAGTCGTTATCCCTGCTTATCCTACCTCGCTCCCTGCAAGCGACACCACCAGTACCTACTCCGCTACAGGCACAGCTCCTGTCAACGGCAAGGCGGTGGCATCAGCCATTTCGGGCAAGGCGGACAAGGCTACCACCCTTGCCGGCTACGGCATCAAGGATGCTGCTACAAGCACGCAGGGCGCAAAGGCAGACACTGCAGTGCAGACCGTGAAGATTGACGGTGTGGAGCAGACCAAGACAAGCGGTGTGGTCAATCTCCCTGCTTATCCTACCACTCTCCCGGCAAGCGATGTTCCTTCATGGGCAAAGGCATCCTCCAAGCCTGCATACGACTCCACCGAGGTAAAGGTCAAGGCTGGATATGCCAAGCCTTCATCCGCTGGCTCGGTTGCCGCCGGCGACTCCCTCAGCGTTGCCCTCGGCAAGATCGAGAAGACGGTGGACGGCAAGATGGCGAAGTCAACAGCCGATGCTACATACATCGCAAAGACTGACCTCGTTGCCATCACGGATGCAGAGATAACCGCAATGTTCTAATTACACGACACGACATGGCATACGTAAAGAGAATATACTACGACGGTGTACTCGTATATCCATTGACGATTACGGATGCCGTCGTTGACCACGAAACCAAGGAGCAGTTGTCTGTGACCCTCAAGCGGTTGCAGGCAACCTCCTACGGAATTATCGAAAAACAAACAATAAAACAGATGATAGACGATGAAAGTAGCACTGTTAGAAACGATTGAAGCACTTGTCTCTGCAATCAAGAGCAAGTTCCTTACCAAGACCGAGGCGGAGAGCACTTATCAGCCCAAGGCTACGGCTATCAATACAGGTAATATTGGCAGTCAGAGTGTCAATTATGCCTCCAGCGCATATAGTGCAAACAATGCGAATTCAGCAGACAGTTTGACCTCTGATTATTTCAATACCCCGACAGGCAGGAGCTTGTATTACATATCACGTTATTCTAAAGACCTCCCTGCAGAATCTGCGGTAATTCACATGGGGGCGTATACCCACGAAAACTGTACCCATGAAGTAGCCTTCTGCAATGACGGGGCACTTTATACCAGGTACATGAGCAACGGCACTTGGCAACCATGGACGAGGATGGCGAAGGCGAGCGAGCTACCTGATGTCAGCGGTTATGCCACCGAGGATTGGGTGACAAGCAATTACTACGACATTAACGAGATTGGTGACATATTCCTGCCGAAAAGTGGCGGAACGATGACAGGCAATCTCGCTCTGAACAATTCAAGCCTTATCATCGGTTCTCGTATATACGAGTCTAAAGTGTCCGACTCCAACCTCGTCTTTCAAACGTATATGCAAGGCAGCACGAAAAAGGTGTATCAGTTTGGCCATGCAGCCGATATTCTCTCTTTCGGCAATGGATTTGCAGAAATGCGTGCAGACTATTTCTTCCAGAAAGGACAGATACGAGCAGAAAAGGGTGTGAAGATAGGTAATGTCGTCCTGGAATTCAACTCCTCTACCAACACGCTCAACATCAAGGGAGCATCGGGTCAGACCGTCCATGTCGCGGTGAACGGCAAGACGATCGCATGATGATGCGCTGGCATCATCGTGACCTTGCATGGTGTCTGCAACCGTTTTGTTTCCAGAATGTTATCAGATGGCGGTCAATATCTATGCTTTCAGGGCGCAATATCTATGCTTTCACGATGCAATATCTATGCTTTCACGATGCAATATCTATGCTTTCACGATGCAATATCTATGCTTTTGGTGGATGAGATGTTAAAAGTATAGATTTCGATACCTTTTTCTTGCGAATTGTTTGCATAATAGTATTATTTTTAGTACCTTTGCATTGTCAAACAATAAAGCATAACTGCAATGAAAAAGTACAAAGTGATTGAAGTTCTCAGAATGCTGAAAGCTGATGGATGGGAGCAGAAAGCTTGCCGTGGAGACCATCGGCAGTTCAAGCACCCGGACAAGCCGGGGAAGGTGACCGTAGTGGGAAAGGAAAGTGATGTCCTGGGACAGTTCCTTCTCAACAGCATCTGGAAACAGGCGGGGTGGAAATGACCACCCTACCTCCTTCACTTACATTATATATTATAATAAAGGAATCAAAAAGAGTAGTGCTATGGAAAAGATCATCGTTTACGTGGATTGGTGTGACAGGAACTTCGGTGCTTCCTTCGGCGACAACGTGCCGGGGGGCGTGGCTTTTACCGCTTCTTCTTTCGAGAATCTGAAAAAGGAAACTCGTGACACTCTCCTCTTCCATGTCAAAGGCATGGTGGAGGATGGAGACAGCGTGCCGCAGTGGCTGCTCAATGGGGACTATGAGTTCGAGTACAAGTTCGTCAGCATGGCCGCCTTGCTCCGGAGCGTCGAGGACTATGCCTCCCTGTCTGCCATCTCACGCGTCACAGGCATCAACGCCTGCCAGTTGTCCCACTATGCCAACGGCATCAAGATACCACGACAGGCGCAGAGACAGCGCATCATCGATGGTATCCACGAAATAGGGCGGAGACTCTCCGCCGTGTAGGTTTTATTGTTTGACACCAAAAAACCTCTGCCCTCCCGCCACCTCGGATGGGAGGGCTTTCCTTTTCCTGCCTGTATCTTTGCGTTCGCAGGCGAATTGTTTGCTTGAATATGTTAAATCTCATGCCTTAATACGAATTTTTGTAGTAAATGTTTGCATAATACGAATTTTTGTAGTACCTTTGCAGTGGTTTTAAACATAATATAGCTCATGAGTAAACAATTAGTTAAAACCAGTCTGTCGGAGGACGAACTTGAACTCATCGAGGCAATCCGAAACTACAAGAAAGCCTACCCTAACGGGCAGAAGGAGCTCTTGTGGTATGCCCAGCAGAAGTTCGATGACCTGATAGACTGCTGAAAAGAGTCCCCCTCGGATGGGGACTTCCTTTCGGCACCGTAATGTAACGACTAAACTCATACGACTATGGCAGACATTGAATCAACAACAAAGGCAGGGGTGCGCACGGACATGAAGGCGCGTCTCGGTGACATTCTCATGGCGCTCTCATGGAGGGAGATAGCCAGAAACTACTTCGGCAAGTCGTCGTCATGGCTCTATCACAAGCTGGACGGTATCGACGGCAACGGCGGCGTGGCCGGGATGAACTATCATCATTTCTTAACCGAGGGCAAAGGTAAGGAGAAATATCGAATCCCGCAAGGAAATCGTCAAAAAAATCACCAAAAACATGACATTTCCCCATTTTTCTGCCCGGAAAGCGTCAATATTTGCCTTTCCCCGTCCTCCATGGAGCAGTACGTTCCACCGTCGGGGACGAAAAGAGCCCCCGATGCTCACGCACCGGAGGCCCCAGAGTCTTTTGATATTTAATTCGTTTGTATGTAGCACCAATCAATCATGGAGCACATTATCCTTAAATCCTGTCAGCAGCAGCGCGGATTCTGTCCGACAGGTCGATGAGAGCATCCTTCAGCTCCATCGCCTCCGAGTCGGAGAAACCGCCCACGCCGCCGTTGCCGTCGATACCGTCCAGCTTGTGATAATAATACGAATTTTTGTAGTA